TTCTGTGTTCCGTGTGCTGAACGAAGATCAATGTAATGAATCCAAGAACGCACAGAACCCGTCATATAGAGTCTTGTGGGGGTTGCTAAGGGCAGTACAAACCTTGCACACTCTTTTGCCACACCCTTATCCAGAAGACGATTGTAGATGCTCTGAGAGTGTTCAAAAAGCACACGAATATCTTCAAGCAAAACCAATTTCAAATAATCAGGAATATCATCAATACTATTTTGACGATTTTTAGTATCTTGCCTACGAAGTTCAGGGAGAGGAATTGATTTACTTAAAAGTCCAGTATCAGCATATCGTTGAGAAAACTCTTGAAAAGTAAAACTACGATGTCTCAAAATTTGTGCTGCAATACCTCTTGTAGTATTAATCTCAACAGTCATTGAAGCCTGTTCAAAGATACTCCAATGCTGATGCTGAATACAATACTTAAGTAATCCAGAAAACTTTTCATTCTGTTGATTATCTGGATTACTTACCCGAGCACAGTATGCCATATGCTTTTCTGCATCTGGAGTAACACTAATAAGTTTAACTTCTGGTTTCATAAACTCAAATTCATCAATCTGCGTATCCATCGTCATCTTCATAAAAAACTTCGTCGTAATCGTTTATATGTGGGGCAATTTCTTCATACTTATATGAAGATGTATCAGAATAAATCTCTGACTTAAGGCAATCAACTAAAGACTCAAGATTTCTTACAATAAGCTTAAGCTTTTCTTTATCCATCTTTATTAACCTCAACAAAGGTAATTATACATAAAAAAAAGAGAGGTGTCAAGCACCTCTCTTAAATTATGCAACTTGTGGTTGCTTTGCCATATTCAGTTGTGCAATTTTAAGAAACTTTTCTTTTTTTGCTTTAAGTTTAAGATAACGAACAAAATAAGTGTTCATTTTTGCCCCTCCTTTATAAACTTAACACCACGATAAGTTTCATTATATTGTTGGGACTGTTGTTGTGCCTGCTGTTGTTGCTGGCGACGAACTTCGGTGTCATATGCGACACCACGGTATACGACTTGTGACATTAGGGTTCTCCTTAGTTGTTTAAGTTAAAGAGCGTTCCTTCAGTCGGCTTTTGCGTTCTCTATTTGCGAATAGAGAATGAACGATCCGTTCCGAGTCGGCTTACTTCCGTTCCCGTTGGGAATGAACGTATAGGTAGTTTAATCTACCCGACGTATATAGTCAAGCAATTTTGTAACTTTTGTTACCTTTCAATATAACTTAGTGTATGGTTTGATGCATAAAGTTGCTGAATGATAATATCACATCCAATCTTTGGATTGCAATCACCACAAGTATAAACATCTACTGCAGCTTTACCTTCTTCAGGCCAAGTATGAATACTAATATGACTTTCCGACAACAAGCACATTACAGTAACTCCTTGTGGTTCAAACTTTTTTGAAATCGTTTGAACCACAGTCGCACCAGATGCCGCTGCTGCATTTTCTAGTAAATCTATGAGGCAAAGTTCATCATTCAAAAGAACAAATGAACAACCATACAAATTAAGTAAATAGTGCTTGCCCATTTTTCATAGGTTCTCCTGTCCTTCTTGAATTAATTTGCTGACATATGTTTCGGTTCCGTCCATAGTTTTAACTTCAAAAAGAGGAGACCTTTGATACTTTTTAATTTTCTTGTATTTTTTTAATATTTTATTTATCTCATCTTTATTGATAGTAACATCAATTTTTTCCTTACTAAATCCTTCTGTCATCTTCTTTTCTTTTTCTCTGGTTGCCTATACCCCCAAAGTTTGGGATTTACTCTTCCATATCCAAAGTCAATTTTTTTGAGTGTTCCAGGACCATAAGTGTCATAATACATATCAAAAATGCGAATCTTGGTTCCTCTTGTTAAATCAAGATATTGTTTTCCATCAATTACATACCAAACTAAGTAAGCATCACTTGGAAAAGAAGAATCTTTTGCTTTTTCAAGGGTTGTTTTTTCTAAAACAATTTCACAACCATATCGGGATGGCAGAATATTTTTTTCTTCTTTTTCAGATTCTGCCATACTTTTTTCTCCACTTACTGCAACTGTCACGAACGTCCACCCCATTGAATTTCGGGATAGGATTCTTTCACATTATCAATACTTATTTTGTATTTATTTGTCAACCTCTTATCTTTTGTAAGAATTAATACTTCTGCTTCTCTTGGATGAAGTCCTTGAAGAAGATTAATAAACATCATTTCTCTACGAATTGTAGAAAGTGAGTCATTACCACCTTTTACATAGTGATAAAGGTTTTGATATTCTCTGCGGAGAGATGTGCGACCTCTTCCATCTAGATCTTGACCTGTTGCCGATTCACCTCCAGCAGCTTCTCTTGCTAGATTTTCAGACAGAGTTCCAGCATAAACAGATTGTTCATCAGTATTCGCATACGGAACTTCACCGTCAGGAAGAAGAGAAATTACTGTATCATCAAAGTTCCAAATAAAAACAGTCTTTAAAGAATCGTGTTCATATGCTTTAAGAACTTCAACTTTTTTTGCATTGCTTCTTTGCTTTGAAACAAGTTCTAAAACTTCAAATACAAATGGGTTGGATGGAAGACTCTCAATTGGAGTTTCAGTCTTCGTCTTCGTCGTCTTCGTCGTAGTCATAATCGCCATAATTTTAATTTTAATTTATTTACATTTTAGAATAATTTAATTTATTCGTCAATCTGTTTATTTAGTTTGTAAATTTCTCTTCTTTTTTGATTTATAATTTCTTTGTTCAATGAATATTTTTTTCTTCTTTTTTTATTTCTTTTTTCTTTTTGTTCATTCGTTTCATTTTCCCTGTATTTTTTAGCATTTATTCTAGATCTTATTCTTCTTGCTTCTACCTTTTCTTCCAAAGTTTTGTATTTTGAATTTGGTTGTTCTCCACCTAAAGATATATTTACAAGAATGCCTCTATCACATTTTCTTTTAAAAATTGATATCATATATTCTTCGTGAATATATGCTTCTTTTTCACTTTTAAATTCTTTAAGAATAATGATTTGATTTTTGTTTTTTGGTTTTAATTCCTGCCCATTTTTTCTTTTATGTGATTTGTATGCTCTATTACCTTCACCTTTACCAATATAATAAGGTGTTCTATCCTCACGCAAATATGCATAAGTGTAATACATTTCTGCTCTATCGTGATTCGCAATATTATTTATAAAAGAAAAGGTGCCTAAACACCTTTTCTACCCGATAGATGCGAACCACACAGGCAGTTTTATTTATTCATCTTCATCTTCATCATCATAATCAAAATCATTCTCAAATCTCACAGCTAAAATTTCGTCGGGTATTACATTACCATTAGAGTCAAACATCTCTGGGTGTGTAAAAATTGGTTGTGTTTGATAGAAATGCTCTTTTGCTAACCATCCTACCACACCTCCTACAAAAAAGAACATAATTGAAACTAATGTTCCTATAGTTAGAGTTACTGCTAACATTTTTCTTCTCCAGAGAGGTTTATTTTTTCCTAATGTCGAAGTGAAATTCAATAAAAAAATGAAACTCTCTACGGAAGAGAGAAATCATTTTACCAAACTTCACTTGAAAAGTTTTTGGTTTTGATTTCTCCTTCCTCCTATTGCGTAGTAATAGTTCAACACCCCGATTAATTTGGAGTTCATTATTATTTAGTGTTTTTCTTGCGTCTTCCTGGTCGTTTGTCATTACTATATTTCCAAGCATCTTCTAAGATGCCATAGATGTAGTTTCTAATTTTTCTTGCTTGAGGTTTTGGAATATGTCCATAAGCCTCACGAAGTTGTTTATGAAGATCATCAGCACCACCTTCCAAATACGTATCCAAATCTATTACAAGATTATTAATTTCATTTGCTGTAGCGCTTTCAATAAACTCTTCAACTTCGTATCTTTTTGTTCCACGAATTTTCAAATAATCATAAAACTTCAAAACAAATTGTCCATTAAAGGCATAATCGATTGCCTTTTCAACATCATTGTAAACTTCGTGAAAATTAGTATTCATTAAACT